TCGTGGTTAAGTAAAAATGTTAGACCACTAGTATTAATATTTTTAATAGTATGCACCATGCTATTAATATTTATAGACGCAGGTGCATTAAATTTTGAAGTTAAATCCAGTTGGGTTGATTTACTTCAGTTAGTATTAATAACAGTGATCGGCGCTTACTTTGGTGGTCGATCAATAGAAAAAGTAAAAAAATAAAATTATGGGAATAAATTCACAAGAAGTTTCTTACGGCTTTGGGCAAATGGGCAGTGGTTACTTAGATGATACAGGTGCTTTAACACCACCAACAGGTAAAGTTATAGTTGCAATAACTGTAGTTGCAGCAGCTAAATTTAGTACTTTAACAGCAGACACTTCTTACTATGAGGCTGCAAACGGAAGTGATGGTGTTGCCTTTATAGGTACAGCAACTCAAGTTACTGCTAATGGAGCTAATAGTGAGGCTATTGCATCTGCTGACGAATTTGCAACTGGTGTTACTATATATGGTAGATGGACAGCTTGCACTTTAGCAGCTGGTAAAGTAGTTGTTTACTACGGTCCTGCATCTCATCCTATTTCGTAATGCTAGGACTAGGAAATAGTATAATAGGTGGTGCAGCGTTAGATCAGTTTACTCCAGCTAGTATAAATAACTTAGCTTTATGGTTAAAAAATGGTACTGGAATTACATCTGATGGTGGAACTCCAGATAAAGTAAGTCAATGGGATGATTCATCAGGTAATGATAATCACGCTGTTCAAAGCACTAGTGGTAATCAAGCTTCTTTAGTTAGTGGTGGTCTTGATTTTGAAGAAGATAATCAACATCATTATGATCTTGATACTAACGGTAATGCTGGTGGTAAAATAGCAGTATCAGCAAACCATAACTTTATAGTGGGTTTTGTTGTAACACCAGAAAACCCTACAACTGGTGGCACTGCACATAGAAATTGTGTTTTAGGTGATGACGGCAATGAGTTTATTGATTTTCAATCTGATAAAGTTGCTATTAATTGTTCTGGTACTGAAACTACTTACATAGGCGACTCTGCTTTGTTTTCAGATGGTACTATAGCAGCTGTTGTTATAAGTAGAAACGATGGGTCAACTGGTACTTTCAACATTACTATAAATGGAGTTACGCCTGCTGGATCTTATTTTGGAAGCACCCAAACAAATCCTAAAGCTGTTGAATTTAGCGAAATAGGAGTTAGGCTCGGTTCACAAAGACCTTTAGATGGAATAATACACGAGTTAGTAGTTTACGATCTTGGAACAGGTACACATACAGCTGCTGAATTAACAGCTTTAAACAATTACTTTACAAGTAAATTTGGAATATAAAATTAAATATTAATAATTAAATTAAATAAAATGGCAACAACAAAATTAAAAGGAACAAGTAAAAAAATTAAAGAACTTAAAGGTGTTAAACCTGAAAAAATAACTGATGAGCAATTAACAGAAATACAAAATATCATAAACGGTATAAATAGAGCACAGATGGAATTGGGACAAATGGAAACAAAAAAACACTCTATATTACACCAGATATCTATATTGCAAGAGCAAGTTGGAGAAATGAAAGATGTTTTTGAAAAAGAATATGGCACTGCTGATATTAATATTCAAGATGGAGTTATAAATTATTCAAAAGAAAATGGCCAAGCTGATTCGTAAAATATCTGTAGGTAAAGATTATAAAAATGATGCTATGCACTACGCTGTAGGGCAAGAAGTCTATGGTGGACATACTATTTGTAATATATTAGAAGAAGAAGAAAAATACTCTATATATATTAAAAAAAATAAAGATGTATTACCTTGGAAAGACTTTAATAAAAACATGGCTGTATCGGTAGAGTATAATTTAGAATACTAATGAAAAGTGTTTACAACTTTGTTGTAAAGCCAAAAGGAGAAAGATATAATAATAAAAAGAAAATTGGTGATTCAGAATTAATACTTAATACTGAAATATTTAACCATCAGTTTGTAAATAGAGAAGCAAAAGTTATATCTACACCTATAATTGGCGATACAGATATAAAGCCTGGCGATACTGTTATTGTACATCATAATGTATTTCGTAGATGGCACGATGTAAAAGGTGTAGAAAAAAATAGTAAAGCTTATTTTAATGAAGACACTTATTTTATAAACCACGACCAGATCTTTTTATATAAAAGAAAAAATCAGTGGATAGCTCCAAAAGGTTATTGTTTTGTAAAACCTTTAAGAGCTGTAGATCAATTTAATATTGAACACGAAAAACCGTTGCAAGGTATTGTTAAATATTCAGATGGTACCGTAAACGTGAATGATCTAGTTGGTTTTAGGCCAAATAGTAAATACGAGTTTATTGTTGATGGCGAAAGACTATATAGAGTTTTATCTAATTTTATTACAATTAAATATGAGTATCAAGGAAACGAAGAAGAGTATAATCCAAGCTGGGCGAAAAGCAGTTGATGAATTAATTAAAGTAGCAGAAGAAAAGATTATTACAAATACAGAAGATGATGTATCAGCTGATAGATTAAAAAACGCAGCAGCTACTAAAAAATTAGCTATATTTGATGCATTTGAAATACTTAACAGAATCCAAGAAGAAGAAAACTTGCTTGAGGGAAAAACACCTAAAGAGACAGAGAAAAAAACTTTTAAAGGATTCGCAGAAGGTAGATCTAAGTAATGTACGAGCAAAGTTTAGTTAAAATAATAGAACCTATTAAACGCACGACTATTAGTCGGCTTAACAAATCTAAAAAATGGAAATATGGATATGATAAAGAACATGATGTCGTGGTTATCTCAAAAACTGGGCAAATCGGTGAAGTGGTTGAAATACAAAATTTGCGTATTGCGTTGCCGAAACAACCAGTGCGAGTGTACACACATGAGCTAAACAAGTGGGTAAGATTTAAACAACCAAAAGATTTAGAGCGTTTAAAAAACATATTTGATTGGAGATCATATCCTGAAGAACAAAAAGAACAGTGGTATGATTATATAGATGAAGAGTTTAAAAGAAGAGATGAAGGTTTTTGGTTTACTAATAATGGTAAGCCAACTTATATAACTGGTACGCATTACATGTATTTGCAGTGGAGTAAAATAGATGTAGGCGCGCCAGACTTTAGAGAAGCAAATAGATTATTCTATATATTCTGGGAAGCTTGTAAAGCAGATAAAAGATGTTATGGTATGTCTTACCTTAAAAACCGTCGTTCTGGTTTTTCTTTTATGTCGAGTGCTGAAACAGTTAATTTAGCTACATTAGCGAGTGATAGTAGATATGGTATATTATCTAAAACAGGTGCTGATGCAAAAAAAATGTTTACAGATAAAGTTGTACCTATTAGTATAAACTATCCGTTTTTCTTTAAACCTATTCAAGATGGTATGGATAGGCCAAAGTCTGAGCTTGCTTATAGAGTACCTGCTAGTAAGTTTACAAGAAAAAAGATTACAGCTAACGAAAAGCTAGAAGATATACAAGGATTAGATACAACTATTGATTGGAAAAACACAGGTGACAATAGTTATGACGGTGAAAAGCTAAACTTGTTAGTGCATGATGAAAGTGGTAAGTGGGAAAGACCTGACAATATATTAAATAATTGGCGTGTTACAAAAACATGTTTACGATTAGGTAGTAGAATTATTGGTAAGTGCATGATGGGTTCAACATCAAACGCTTTAGATAAAGGTGGTAATAACTTTAAAAAATTATACAATGCATCAGATGTCACTAAGAGAAATAGAAATGGCCAGACAAAATCTGGTTTATACTCTTTGTTTATCCCAATGGAGTGGAACTACGAAGGATTTATTGATGAGTTCGGAATTCCAGTATTCACTACTCCTAACAGCGATGTGTTTGCCCCAGACGGTGAACTAATAGATGTAGGCGTAATAGATAATTGGCAAAACGAAGCAGAAGGCTTAAAAGATGATCAAGACGCTTTAAATGAATTTTATCGTCAGTTTCCAAGAACAGAAGAACACGCTTTTAGAGATGAAACTAAAAACTCTATTTTTAACCTTGTTAAATTATATGAGCAAATAGATTATAACGAGGAAATGGCTAGATCTTTAGGTGTTACAACTGGCAACTTTCAATGGGTTAACGGTATTAAAGATTCACAAGTAATATTTTATCCAGATCCAAAAGGTAGATTTAAAGTTAGCTGGGTTCCACCTCAGCAGTTACAAAACAGAGTGGTACTTAAAAACGGTGTAAAATATCCTGGTAATGAACACATGGGGGCATTTGGTTGTGACTCTTATGATATATCAGGAACTGTAGATGGAGAAGGTTCTAAAGGAGCATTACACGGCTTAACCAGGTTTAGTATGGAGGACGCTCCTGCGAATAGCTTTTTTTTAGAATACTTATCAAGACCACCTACAGCTGAAATATTCTTTGAAGATGTATTAATGGCATTAGTATTTTATGGTATGCCAATACTTGCAGAGAACAACAAACCTAGATTACTTTATTATCTTAGAAGAAGAGGTTATAGAGGATTTAGTATGAATAGGCCAGATAAAATATGGAACAAATTATCTGTAGCTGAAAAAGAAGTAGGTGGTATACCAAACTCAAGTGAGGATATAAAACAAGCGCATGCAGCTGCAATTGAAATGTATATACAAGATCACGTAGGCATGAAACAAGATGGTAGTTTTGGTAATCTTTACTTTAACGAGTTGTTAAACGATTGGAGTAAGTTTGATATAAACAAAAGAACAAAATTTGATGCGTCTATAAGCTCTGGTTTAGCTATTATGGCTAACAATAGGCATTTATATGCTCCAAATCCTAAGGTTGAAAAACCTAAATTAAACATAAATATTTCCAAGTATAGAAATACTGGAACTAATTCACAAATAATAAAATAAATATGGCATATTCTGGCAAAAGCTATTTTCCAAGCCAAACAGTTAGTGACGCTGAAAAGTTAAGCTATGACTATGGTTTAAAAGTAAGCAAAGCAATAGAGCAAGAATGGTTTAACAACGATAAAGGTTCTAATAGATATAGATCTAATCACAATGATTTTCATAATTTAAGATTGTACGCTAGAGGTGAGCAATCTATACAAAAATATAAGGACGAGCTATCTATAAACGGTGATTTGTCCTATTTAAATTTAGACTGGAAACCTGTACCTATTATTTCAAAGTTTGTAGATATAGTAGTAAATGGTATAGCTGAAAGAACATATGATATAAACGCTTTTTCTCAATCTCCAAATGGTGTAGAAAAAAGAACTGAGTACATGGAAGCTATAATGAGTGACATGGAAATGAGACAGTTTAATCAAGAAGTTAAATCTAGATTTAATATAGACGTAAAAGAAAGTAACTTAGCTAACGAAGATCTTCCAGAGTCTAGCGAGGAACTAGGTATACACATGCAGCTTAATTATAAGCAAGCAGTAGAATTAGCTGAAGAACAAGCGTTAAGTGTTTTATTTGAAGGAAATAAATATGAATTAACTAAAAAAAGATTTTATCAAGACCTTACTGTTTTAGGCATAGGTGCTGTTAAAACTTCTTTTAACACTTCAGAAGGCGTTGTCATAGATTACGTAGATCCTGCTGAGTTAGTTTATTCTTATACTGACTCTCCTTATTTTGATGATATATACTATGTTGGTGAAGTTAAATCTATACCTGTTAACGAACTAGCAAAACAATTTCCTCATTTATCAGAAAGCGACCTTGAAGATATAATGAAAAATAAAAATTATAATAAAAACAATTATAATACTAGATATTCCACAGATAAAGAAGATAACAACACCGTTCAAGTTTTATATTTTAATTATAAAACTTATATGAATGAGGTTTATAAAATAAAAGAAACTGGTACTGGTGCTGATAAAATTATCCCTAAAGATGATCAATTTAATCCACCAGAAAATATGGAAGGAGGTTTTGGTAGAATGTTGAGATCTATAGAAACTCTTTATGATGGCGCTATGATTCTTGGTACTGATAAATTGTTAAAATGGGAAATGTCAAAAAACATGATGCGACCTAAAAGTGATTATACTAAAGTAAAAATGAATTATGCTATAGTTGCACCTAGAATGTACAACGGTAAAATAGATTCTTTAGTTAGACGTATAACAGGTTTTGCAGATATGATACAGCTTACTCATTTAAAGCTACAACAAGTATTATCGAGAATGGTTCCTGACGGTGTTTACTTGGATGCCGATGGATTAGCAGAAGTTGATTTAGGCAATGGAACTAATTATAACCCGCAAGAAGCTTTAAATATGTTTTTCCAAACTGGTAGTGTTATAGGAAGAAGCTTTACATCAGAAGGCGATATGAATCCAGGTAAAGTGCCTATTCAAGAAATAACATCTGGTAGCGGTGGTAATAAAATGCAAGCTCTTATTGGTAATTATAATTATTATCTACAGATGATAAGAGACGTAACAGGTCTTAATGAAGCTAGAGATGGTAGCATGCCAGATAAAAATGCTTTAGTTGGTGTTCAAAAATTAGCTGCAGCAAATAGTAACACTGCGACTAGACATATATTACAAGCAGGTTTATATTTAACAGCTGAAACAGCAGAGTGCTTATCACTTAGAATATCTGATATTATAGAGTATTCTCCAACTAAAGATGCTTTTATACAAGCCATAGGTGCTCATAATGTAGCAACTCTTGAAGAAATGTCCGAACTACATCTTTATGATTTTGGTATATTTATAGACCTTACGCCAGACGAAGAAGAAAAAGCTATTTTAGAAAACAATATACAAATGGCGTTACAACAAAAAAGTATAGAGCTTGAAGATGCTATTGATCTTAGAGAAATAAGAAACATAAAGCTTGCTAATCAACTTCTTAAAATACGTAGAAAAAGAAAAGAAGAAAAAGATAGAAGACTTCAAATGGAAAATATCCAAGCACAAAGTCAGTCAAACGCTCAAGCGGCTCAAGTTGCTGCCCAGGTTGATGTACAAAAAAATCAAGCTTTAAATGCTAGCAAAGCTGAGTTGATGCAAATAGAAGCTCAGATAGAATCTCAAAAAATGCTTGCTGAAGTTAATCTTAAAAAAGAATTAATGGCTTTAGAGTTTCAATATAACATGCAGTTAAAAGGTGCTGAAGTTGAGGGCATGAAAAGTAGAGAAAAAGAAAAAGAAGATAGAAAAGACGAAAGAACAAAGATACAAGCCACTCAACAATCAGAAATGATTGATCAAAGAAAAAGTGGTAAACCACCTAAAAACTTTGAATCCGCAGGTAATGATATACTAGGCGGAGGATTTGATTTAGGTAGTTTTGATCCTAAGTAGGAATTTATTAATTATTATTATATTATATTATGGAAGAAAAATTAGAAGAGGTAGTTGAAGAAACTACACAAAACAACAATCAACAAGATCCAGGTGATGAAAACGTGGTGAAAGTTGATGAAAGTAAATTTGAATCTGCTGGCGACGATAGTATCATAAAAGTAGATTTAAGTAAACCACCAACACCAAAAGAACAAGAAAATGAAACTAAAGAAGACAACGCTGACGACAGCGGAGTGGTTACAGAGCCTGAAAATGCCGAGTCCACACAAGAACAAGAAGAAGTACAACCGGAAGCAGAAGCACAAGAAACTCCAGTACTAGAAGAAATAACTGAAGAACAAGTTGAAGAAGCTGAGGAAGTAGCAGACAAAGTTGAAGAAGCTATTGCCGAAGCAGAAGCAACTGGAAAACCACTACCAGAAAATATTCAAAAGTTAATGGATTTTATGGAAGAAACTGGTGGTGATATAAATGATTACGTTAAGCTTAATCAAGATTATTCAAAGCTAGATGATCAAAATCTACTTTATGAATATTACAAGCAAACAAAACCTCATTTAAACAATGAAGAAATTAGCTTCCTTATGGAAGATTCGTTTTCTTACGACGAAGAAGTTGACGAAGAAAGAGATATACGAAGAAAAAAATTAGCGCTAAAAGAGCAAGTTGCCAGCGCTAGAGCCCACTTGGACGGGCAAAAGTCCAAATACTATGAAGAGATTAAAGCTGGGTCAAAGTTGACTCAAGAACAACAAAAGGCTGTAGATTTCTTTAATAGATACAACAAAGAATCAGAGGCAAATGAAAAGGCAGTTAAAAAGAACTCTGATATTTTTACACAAAAAACTAATCAAGTTTTTAACGATAAGTTCAAAGGTTTTGAATATAATGTCGGTGATAAAAAATACAGGTTTAATGTAAACAATGCTGAAGAGGTTAAAAATACTCAAAGCGATATAAGTAATTTTACCAAAAAGTTTTTGGATAAGAAAAATGCTTTAATAGATGCTAAGGGTTATCATAAATCTTTATATACAGCGATGAATGCAGATGCTGTTGCAAAACACTTTTATGAACAAGGAAAAGCTGACGCTATGAAAAATAGTGTTGCTAAAGCTAAAAATGTAGATATGAATCCAAGACAAAGTCATGGAAAAATTGAAGCTGGAGGTTTAAAGTTTAAAGTGCTAGGCAATAATGCTGCTGATTTTAAAGTTAAAAATAAAAACAAATCATAAATTTAAAATTATTACAAAATGGCAATTACAAGTGCAAATGGACCGGATGCGGCTCCACGTAAACAAACGTTGACCACTAATTATGTAGACTTTTTAACAAGTGATACAGAAGGGTGGGCTCAACAATATTTACCAGATCTTATGGATAAAGAAGCTGAGATCTTTGGTAATAGAACAATTTCAGGATTTTTAGCTCAAGTAGGAGCTGAAGAGCCTTCTGACTCTGATAGAGTTGTTTGGTCAGAGCAGGGTAGATTACATTTAGCTTATAGAGCTACTTGTGAGGATGCAGTTGGTGGTAACGATGATGCATCTGATAACCGATTTACAGTTACTAAAGATGTTGATGGTAACACAATCGCTGCTGGTGAGCACGGTCTTAGAGTAGGTGATGTTGTATTAGTATCTAACGCTTCGTTAACTTTAAGAGGTTATGTTAGTCAAGTTGGTTCAGACAACAACGTTGAAATATTACCTTACGCTGCTGCTAACTTTGATACTGCTGGTTTCTCTGATTCAGCTGGAGCTGACGCTTATAGAATATTAGTTGTTGGATCTGAGTTTGGTAAAGGTACAGCTGCTAGAACTTCTGCTAATGAGCCAAAGTTTAAATCTTATCAAAATAAGCATATTATTATGAAAGATTACTACGAAGTATCTGGATCTGATGCTGGTGCTATTGGTTGGATTGAAGTTTCTGGTGAAGAAGGTCAATCAGGTTACTTATGGTATTTAAAAGCTGAAGGAGATACTAGAGCTCGTTTTACTGATTATTTAGAAATGACAATGATGGAGTCTGAGCATGCTGCTTCAGCATCTACTATTGAGTCTGGTACTGGTGGTTTAGGTTTAGCTGCTTCTACTACTGGTATTGACGCTGGTACTGAAGGTTTATTTAAAGCTATAACTACAAGAGGTCACCAAACTACTGGTGTAACTGGTGTTAATGCTGCTACTGATTTAGCTGAATTTGACGCTATATTAGCTGTGTTTGATCAACAAGGTGCTATTGAAGAAAATATGTTATTCGTTGATAGAGGAACATCGCTTGCTATAGATGACATGTTAGCTTCTATGAATTCTTACGGGGCTGGTGGTACTTCTTATGGAGTGTTTGATAACTCTGAAGACATGGCACTTAACCTAGGTTTCTCTGGATTCCGAAGAGGTTCTTATGACTTCTACAAATCAGACTTCAAATATCTAAATGACAAAGGTACTAGAGGAGGTCTTAACGATACTGTTACTAATATTAGAGGTGTTGTTATTCCTGCTGGTGTGTCTTCTGTTTACGATGAGCAGTTAGGTAGAAACATGAAAAGACCTTTCTTACACGTTCGTTACAGACAATCACAAACTGAGTCTAGAAAAATGAAGACTTGGGTTACTGGTTCTGTAGGCGCTGTAACATCTGGTAAAGATACAATGGAAGTACACTATTTATCTGAAAGATGTTTAGTTACACAAGGAGCTAATAACTTCATGTTAATGAACTAAACTATTTTTAAAAGACCGGGGCTTCGGCCTCGGCCTTTTATTTTTATTAATTTTATTATATATTATATTATGGCAAAAAAGAAAAAAGAAAAAGCAACTGAAACTGAGTTTAAAGTTGCAAATGAAATTAAAGAGGTTATTATAAAAGAACCTCAAGAAAAAAAAGAAACAAGAAAAGAACCTACTTACAAAAAACTAGAAGACGGTTGGGAGTTAAAAGATAGAATGTATTATTTAAAAAACAACGCAACTCCTTTAACATACTTAATAAGAGGTAGCAATATATTTTGGTTTGACCAAGAAAAAGGTTACGAAAGAGAGCTGAAATATACTTCTAATCAAAAAACTTGTTTCGTAGATGAAATGAAAGGAGATCAAAGATTAGCTCATATTATTTTTGAAAATGGATCTTTATTTGTTCCAAAAGAAAAAACAGTTTTGCAAAAACTTTTATCTTTATATCACCCACATACAGACAAACTTTTTGAAGAACACAAACCGGTTGAAATAGCTGCTGACGAAGTAGATGTATTAGAACTAGAAATAGAAGCACTAAGCATAGCTAGAGATTTAGATATTGACATGGCTGAAGCTGTTATGAGAGTTGAAAACGGTTCTAAAGTATCTACGATGACTTCTAAAGAGCTTAAAAGAGATTTATTACTTTATGCTAAACGTAACCCATCTTTGTTCTTAGAATTAGTTAATGATGATAATGTTGTTCTTAGAAACTTTGGTATTAAAGCTACTGAAATGGGAATATTAAAATTATCTTCTGATCAAAGAACTTTTTTGTGGGGTTCTAATGATAGAAAACTAATGAACGTTCCATTTGATGAGCACCCTTATTCAGCTTTAGCCGCTTGGTTTAAAACTGATGAAGGCATGGAGGTTTACTCCAATATTGAAAAAAGATTAAATTAATCTAACTGTAGATGCAGTCGCTCTACGGGGCGATTGCAAACTACAAACTAAAAAAAAATTATGGTAAGAGTTGATAATGTATATCAAAAAGTTTTAGCGCTAGCCAATAAAGAACAAAGAGGTTATATTACTCCACAAGAGTTTAATCTATTTGCAGATCTTGCTCAGATGGAAATATTTGAGCAATATTTTTATGATAAAAATCAATTTGAAAGAGCGCCTGGTAATAGTAGTGATTACAGTGATATGGTTGATATAATAGATAAAAAAATAAGTCCGTTTAAAAAAATTGTTGGACTTTTAGGAATTACACCTATTCTTGAAGGAGGATTACATGGTTATTATAGGTTGGGTAAAGTTTGGTGTGAAGATGAAACTACTAACACTCTTGTTTGTACAGTACAAGAAACTACTTTGGAAAACTTTATTGAATCTGAACGTGGCGCGCTAACTAAATCTACACACAAAAGACCTGTGTATTATATTAACGATCATTCAATCATAATTTCTCCAGCTTCTAATAATTTAGGAAAGTACAAATGTTCTTATATAAAAAGACCTTCACCTCCAAACTGGACGTACGTTATTCAAGGAACAAATGCTCTTTATGATCCCATGGCGAGTGATCATAGAAACTTTGAGCTTGATGCTTCTGAAGAAAATGGTTTAGTACTTGGTATCTTAAAACTTGCTGGGGTATCTATAAAAGACTTTAACTTAGCACAGCTTGCTGGACAAGAAGAGATAAAAACTACACAACAACAAAAACAATAGATAAATGGGATTATTAGACGGTAATATACAAAAAGAATACTATGAAGGTAATGATCTTGGTAATTATCAATTTACTTCATTAGAAGATATTATAAATCAGTTTATGGTGGTTTATGTTGGTGAAAATAAAGTTATACCAAAAGCCAGCAGAACTGATGTTGCATTTCACGCACAAAGAGCTTTAGCAGAATTATCTTTTGATACTTTTAAATCTACAAAATCACATCAAATAGATCTTCCGCCAACGTTAGTAATGCCATTACCACACGATTATGTAAACTATACTAAATTATCTTGGGTTGATTCATCTGGTATAAAACACCCTTTGTATCAAACTAGCGATACTAACAATCCATTTCAAATAAGACAAATAGAAAACGGTAATTATGATTTTGATTGGATAACTTCTGTAAATGGAATATTAGAAAACAGTGATTTTTCTGAACCTCTTACACCTGCTTTTACAACTAGTTCTAATGTGTCTTTAGAAGGAAATACAAGTGGAGGTGTTAATATTGTTAGTGGCGTATTAAAAACTGGGTTTCACACGGCTACTAATGGTGGTGGTATAAACAATGCAAGAGTTCACACTGTATACCAAGCCATAGATGTTAGTGATATAAATTACTTAGATATTTCAGCTACAGGTACTGCTAATACTGTTATTATGTCTGCTTCACCTGTTACAAATACAACGCCAAATAGAGGCATTTTAAGATTTGGACTTAGTAGCACTATTCCAGACACTAGCACATTAGATAATAGAAATAATACCGGTGCAAATGCACCAACGCCTAGTTATAACTTAAACACCACTCTTTTTGATTTATCTACTTATTCTGGAGGTCAAAGTTATATAGAGTGGCAAGGACCAACTACTGTTGAAGCAGCCCCAACTAGTAGCTCTGAAGAAATATTAAACATAAACGTTAGTGATCACGATGTTGTATATGCTATTGTAGTATCTTTTATAAACTCTGAAGTACCTTCAACAGCGTCAATGACTAGAAATACTGGCGCAGCACCAACATTAGCTAACTCTATAGATGATTTAGTTGTAACAAGAACTGAAATGTCTAAAAATTTATTACCTAAAGAAGGTAATGAAAAAAACTCATCAACTTGGAATAGCTATAAAGCAATTACACCTTCTGAAAATGATAATGATGATTATAGAGATGATGTTTATTGGCCTATGGCTGGTAATAGATATGGTCTTGATCCTAAGCACGCTCAAGCCAACGGAAGTTTTTATATAGACCAAAGGTTAGGAAGAATACATTTTAGCTCTAATATTTCAGGAAAACCAGTGATCTTAGATTATATAAGTGATAGTCTTGGAACTGAGTCAGAAATGCAAGTTCATAAGTTTGCAGAAGAAGCTATGTATAAATATATATCACATGCTATTTTATCAACATCTTCTTACGGTCAACCTTTAGTTCGTAGGTTAACAAAAGAAAAATTTGCTGCCGTAAGAAATGCTAAATTAAGATTATCAAATATTAAATTAGAAGAATTAACTCAAATACTTAGAGGTAAATCTAAGTGGATAAAACACTAGTACATGCCGGAGATTAAAAATACTTTCCTAAAAGGGAAGATGAATAAAGATCTTGATGAAAGATTAATACCTAACGGTGAATATAGGGATGCTTTAAATGTAGAAGTATTTACCGCTGAAGATTCTAACGTTGGAACGTTAAAAAATATATTAGGTAATCATAGAGTAGAATCTTTAGTTGGAGGAGGGTCAGAATATACTTGCGTTGGTAGTATTTCAAACGAAAAATTAAATAAACTATATTGGTTTATCACAAGCTACTCTAAAGATATGATTTTAGAGTATGACACGGTTAATGATATTGCTCTTCCAGTAGTTGTAGATAAAAAAGCTGGTACTTTAAACGCTGTATTAAAATTTTCTGGAAACATAATTACTGGAATAAATGTAATTGACAACCTGTTGTTTTGGACTGATAATAATAGTGAGCCTAAAAAAATAAACATAGATACTTGCAAAGCTGGTACAAATCCCAACGGCAACGTGCACACGGTGTTATCATTTGACAAAGGTAGTTTTGATGGTATGACAATAGAACATACTATTACTAACGAAAATATTTCTGCAAGCGCAACACCTGAAGATTATACAAATGATTTTGAAAATGGTAAAAATGGAGCTTTTTTTATACCACAAAGAAGAAGGCTTGCTAAGCTTTTAGGTATATCTTACGATGATTTTGTAGATAAATTTGGTAATATAATAGATGCTAACGAAGATTCACTTGATATTGATTTAGTTGGATCAGGATATACTTTTACTGTTAGGCATTATAGAAATAATAAGTTTTTAGGTTTAAAAGAACTAACAGTTTTTGATAACGCGCTAGGTCTTTACGCTAGAGTAGGACAATCAAATTCTACTTTTAATACAGACTATACAAACGAAGATTGGTATGTTGGTGACGTAATTTTTGGTAATAATATAGATGTAGAAATAGAAGAGCGCCATGTTACTGTAATAAGACCAAAACCACTAGATGTTCTTTCACTTAAAATAAATCACTCAGAAAATTCAAATAGTAAATTTAACATTCCTAACTTATTTGAAACAAAATTTCCAAGATTTTCCTATAGATATAAATTTTTAGATGGTGAGTATTCTGTTTTTGCACCTTTTACAGATGTTGTGTTTAATCCTAAATACGTTAAAGATACTACTAACTCTAATAATTCAAATATATTATACAATAAAGATAATGCTTATGATATAAAAGAACCTCACAATAAAGCTATGGTTAATTCCATACATTCAGTAGAGCTTACAGATTTTATTACAATACAAACGCCAGAAGATGTATTAGAAATAGAATTATTATATAAACAAGAAGAATCACCTGTTATATATTCTATAGGTACTATCAAGCGAGGTGATAAAGAGTGGCATAGCTGGAGTAATAATGAAGGTTCAAATATAGGTATTGGACATCAATTTGATGAAAACATAGATAATCCAAAACCATATGTTTATGCGTCAGACGGTGGATACAACCAAGGAAAATATATTGTAAATACAGAAAATATATATGCCGCTTTACCTGCTAATCAATTATTAAGACCATGGGATAATGTGCCTAAAAAAGCTTTAGCACAAGAAGTTACTGGCAATAGAATAGTTTATGGTAACTATGTTCAAAATTATGATTTAACTAGTAATGTTAGTGTTTCAGTTGGATATGATGATAGAAAAAATAAATTTAATAATTTTGATATAAAAGGATTACCCTCTATTAAATCTCAAAGAAATTATCAAGTAGGCGTTGTTTATTGTGACAAGTATGGTAGAGAAACACCTGTTTTTACATCTACTGATGCAGCTGTAACTGTTCCTTGGCAAGATCAAAACGGTGATAAAAATGCTAGCAAAAGTTTACAGCTAAATGTTAGTACGCCGGCAAATTTTCCAGAGTGGGTTGATTCATTAAAGTTTTTTGTAAAAGAAAATTCCAATGAATATTATAACCTTGTTATGGATAGAGCTTGGGTTATAAATACCACTGATTCAACGGATAATTCAGAAAATCACATTTGGCTTTCGTTTCCATCTTCTGATAGAAATAAAGTTTCAGAAGAAGATTATATAATTTTAAAGAAAAAAATTGGTACTGGTGAAAAACAGGTAGACTATCAAAACAAATTTAAAATTATTGATATAGCGAATGAAGCTCCAGACGTTATAAAGTATAAATACAACAGTCTTGGCGTGGCTCATAATAAAGATTCAACTACTTATCAGGCCATTAACACAATGACTTCTACAAGCCCTACCTACCCAGGTATATTTAAAGGTGCATTTACTTCTTTATCACAGCCTAATTTTGCTGGCGCAACCATGTTACAAATCCATAGACAGGCTTGGACGATAGGTAATGCAAATAGTTATAACGCTGGTGGTTTAAAAGCTGATTTACTAGAAACACACGGTAATTTTAAACACGGTCTTAAAGAAAATTTATATGTTTCTTGGAGAAATAGAGATACTGGTGTAAGTTCTAAAAAATATAAAGTTAGTAGCGGTAGCTTTGACAACTCTTATTACAAACTTAAACTAGCCACTCCAATTTCTGAAAAAGACGCTAATATAGCAAAAAAAGATGGTAATTTTTCTACCAGTCAACTTACTTCGTTTACGCAAAGATTTCTTCATGCAAAGCTAGACTTTAAAGTAGAGCAAAGAGAACTTTCAACAGATGATTTTTCAGGAAGATTTTTTGTTAAAATATCTAAAAATCAAGTTACAGATTTAATTGAAAGTGGTAATATAAAAAATATATTAGACCAAAGTTATGTTTCATCTGCGGCAAGCTTGTTTTTTCTTAGAGATGATAAAGGAGACTCAGCAGATGCTACTAACGCAGATTATGGATTAAATAATTATGAAGGTGCTTTAGGTCATAGTGGTTATTCATTTCACAATGCAGTACATAACGGTTGGGGTGATGCTTCTGGTGATGCAGCAAGTAGTTTATCATTAAAAGTTACTGATTTTGCACAAGTTTGGAAAAACTTAAGAGATAGCCAACACGGCCCTACTTTTTTTGTTGATGCTTTACACATGGCAGCTGGTCAAAGTGAAGCTAGTGATAACGCTAAATATTCTTGTATAACTTGGTCTGGCTGTACAAAAAATGACGATGAAGCTACTTCTGAAGAATCAGCTTGGAGCTATCCACCATTAAAAACATGGCTTTCAGATTTTAATAACTTAACAAATATATTAACTTCTGGTGTTGAAATACCTATTGGATCTATTTATTATAACGAAGAATTAATTTCAACATCACCTGGCTTACCTAACAACAATAACTATAACAATTTAAAAATTGACGGTTGGGTTGGTCCATTGCAAAACGTTGAAAGAGATAATTCTGATAACTTAACTACAGTTAATGATAACTCTGTAAATGGTTTAGAAGGTTTTGTTACAACATCGTTAAAACATTCAAGGGGACCAAGAAGATGGTTTAGTGGTATAACATCATCAAACACAGAGCATGGTGTTGGTTTTAACACAAATACATACGCTGAAGATGAAAATGATATTAACAGGCACTTTATGCATCTATCATTTTTTGCGCCAGGAAAAGATCTTCACGATGGAAATTTTGATTTAAACATTAGCTCAGCTACTTCTATTATTTATGGTGAAAAATCTATTGCAGCTAATTTACAAGGTATATGGGGTGGCGGTGTGTTTACAGGTGAAGAAAAATTTGATACATTTGGAACAAACATTGACCCAGAACAAAAGTTTTTACATTTTCCTATGGAAGGTAATTACGATGAAAACAATAATTATTTATCTGAAACGCCTGGTCCTGGCGTTGGTTACGGTTACAACATTAAATATAAAGAGCTTTATGAAAGGCAGTGGGATCCTACTTTTAATAAAAATGGAGACGAAGACAATAAAATACGTGACTTTATAAGAAACTTATACCCTGGAGCTAAATTTAGATTTCACAGAACAAGAACAGTAGATGCTACAACAGCAGTTGCAGATTTAGTTGACGATACTGTTTATACTATTAAAAAAGTACAAGTAAAAAAACTATATAACCATACTTCTTGGAGAAAGCCTTACAATAGATATATTTCTGGAACTACTGGTTCTCTTGGCGTAGATTATGGATATGTACATCTTGATAGTCAAAATGAAATATATCAAAGTGTTGAGCAAGTTGCATTGCGGTGGTTGGATACAGTTGAAGGCGTAAGCGCTGGAGAAATTGGAACTGACACTTTGCTAGGTTATAACGCAAGTGGTGTTTTAGATTCAGGATTAACTCGTAAAATAAAAGAATTTGGAGCTTCTCACAATAGACGTGTTTGTTATATAATAGAACTAGATAAAAATCCTGCTGATAGTACTAGTTCTTTAGGTAATCCTATTAACGCTCAAACAAAACTTATTAATGGTACCGCCGCTAGTGGCGACTGTATGAGTGCTAATCACTCGCAAAGAGAGTTTTGTGATGTTGAGTTTTTAAACCCAATAGAAGACTTTATACTTTCTGATTTAAGTAAGTTTCCAGCTATATGGGAGCTTGATCCTAAAAAACAAGAAGTAGATTTAGATATATATTACGAAGCAAGTAATAACATACCTATAAAATTAAGCCCAACTACTAACGAGCTTTTTGCACCGCTTGGTTGTAGAGTAGAAGTTTTAAACTCTACAGTATCATCAAGTTCTATATTAAAATCTTGGAATAATAACGAGGCTATTTTCCATCCTGGTTTTCCAAAAGGAAGTGCTGGTGTTGAAATAAACTACAGCGGTATGTCGTTTAAATTTATTAGACAAGATGGTAGTTATACTATAGCAGAAGCTGGTCAACAAGATTTAGATGGTGGTAGTACAGGTAGAAAAACAAATTTTGTTTTTAGAGAAGAAATTGGTGATGTTATATCTGCTGGACTTTCTTGGAATAATTGTTTTTCTTTTGGTAATGGTATTGAATCTAATAGAATTAGAGATGATTTTAACGAGCCTTTTATTACAAACGGTGTAAAGGCTTCTACTATAACACAAGAAACATACAGACAAGAAAGAAGAAAAAATGGATTAATATATTCTGGCATATATAATTCTGACGGTGGCGTAAATGATTTAAATCAGTTTATAATGGCTGAAAAGATTACAAAAGATTTAAATCCAACATATGGTAGTATACAGCGTCTTTATAGTAGAAATACAGACTTAGTTACTTTTTGCGAAGATAAAGTAATTAAAGTTTTAGCAAATAAAGATGCTTTATTTAACGCAGATGGAAATCCTCAGCTTGTGTCTAATGAAAACGTTTTAGGTCAAACGATACCTTTTGTAGGTGAATATGGCATAGCAACAAATCCAGAATCTTTTGTTTCAGAGTCTTATAGAGCTTATTTTACGGACAAACAAAGAGGTGCTGTACTTAGATTATCTAAAGATGGTTTAACACCTATATCTAAAATAGGTATGAACGATTGGTTTAAAGATAATTTAAGAGAATACAATCATTTAATAGGTACTTATGATAACCATAAAGAAGAGTACAATTTAACTTTAACAAACAATCCTGTTCTTAGTGAAAACTTTATATTAGATTCTTACTTAGAAACTGGGGAAGCTTTAGAAGAGTATTCGCTAGGGTCTTTAAGTGTAGTAACAAATCCAGGTGTTTTTAATGGTAATTCTTTTAATTTTCTTTACGAACCACTTAACGCGCCACAGTACAGTATTCTTGAATATGAAAACTCAAGCAATATATTTGATTGGAGTCCTTTTACATATGCTGCGTATAATTTTCAAGAGCAAATTAAAATAGTACATCATGCTGCTATTCCAGTAGGTGGTATTGCTGATGAAATACCAGAAGCACTTGGTCAGCAGGGCGTTATAACCGGTACAATTCAAGGCGCTGAAATAACAGAAACTAGATATGAAGTTACTGTAACACTTCCAGATGGTTCTACAATAACTTATGATCAAGATAATAACGGTGATTACTTTAATACATCGCAAGAAGCTATAGATTATGCTGCGTCACAAGGTTATAGCGCAGGTTCTGTATCTGTAGCACCAATTGTAACTCCTTTTGGACAAGCTGAATATGAAGAAGCGCAAAACTTACCTGATAATGGTTGGTGGTATGATCCAAGATTTACAGATATAAGTAGTGATTTATTTGGTAGTAATAGAACTGCGTTTGCAGATACAAACGTTTTTAGTGTAATTAAAAGGGTTTCTAATGGATTTGATTTACATAATGAGGGTGATCCGTTTCCCGAAGATAGAATTCATTATCCAAATAAAACAGGTTACACAGGAACAACACCTTCAAATATAACTTCAATAGCTCAGTGTGTAACAAGGCATAATGGTCAAAACAATTTAGGTAGTTATAACGCAGATAACGGCACTGCAAACGCAATAACATTTTACAGGGCTAATCCAGCTAATTCTTATGTTGAGTTTAAAGATGTTGGAAATACATATAATCCTGGCCGTGGCGCATTACAAACTTATCATGATAATGGCGGTAATGTTGGAGCGTGGGCACATAGAACTTTTTACGCTGGTGATGAAATACACATACAGTTTGAAATGACTATTTTTAAAACTGCTGGATCTAGCGGAAGAGCAGCAACTTTAGGTTACAACCATATTATACCTAGAATACAATTATACGATGGGAATAATTTAATTAATAGTAATATACTACAAGCTGGCAGTATAAATAATATAAACAGTGATCCTTACGTTGGCGCAAATACTAGTCCTAATGATATGGGTAGTGATTTTCACAACGCTAATAGCTCTTTTACACAAGACATGTATGAGGAAAATGATGATAACGATGGCTTTGTTTGTGTAAAAAGAGTTTTCTCAACAAGTGCTACTGTTGATTTTCCAGATACGTCTCTTGATACAAGTTGGAGAGGTACAACACTTAACAACCCCGCTAAATGCAAATCCAGCTTTGATTATGATTTTCCAAGTATGACCCAAGGGTTAACTGCTAGTCAATATTTAAGTAGTAGTTTTCCAGCTCAAGGCCAGTTTGATGGTTATGGAACTCATAAAGTTACATGTGGTGTTAGTTTTAAGTTTAAAGATGTTAATTACCCTAACGCGGCTAACGCAACTGGTGGAATTACTGAAATTGAAGAAGTTAAAGTTGTTAATAATCTTAGAATACGTATAAGTAATGCGAAACCAGCTAGTACATTATATGATACTTTTGGTAGTACTAATCTGACTTTGTATCGGACAACTGAATTTAATGGTAATGAAAACTTTTATTTACCAGGTGAACTTGGAGCTTTAAACCAAACTATTGTTGCCCCTTTAAATTATCAACTTTGGCAATTAAACAAACTACTTGTTAAAAAAGGTCTTGGAGTAACAAAGCCACATGTTGATTTTACTATAACACCTCAAGATGATTTAGTTACCACTGTTGACACAACTAATCTAGGAACTTTTGGAACAGGTTTGTTTGAACCTGACCAACCGGTTTATACAGATAGACATTATGTTCCACCTATTCCAGCTGTAGCTGTACCTGCTTGGACGGAAGTACTACATAACGTTGGTAATTCTTTCCCTTGGAATATAGATGTTAACGCTTGGGGAGCTGGTACTGGCGGTAATATATATCGTACTCAAGCTCAAGAGCCTACTGTTTGTGGCGGTAACTACGGTAAAGTATTAGTAACTGAGCAAGGTCAAAACCTTACAGATATTTCACAACCACCTAATAACCCTGTTCAATATTACAGGCCTGGTACAACGCCAGCAGGTGGATCTCCTTACGGAACTTTAGGTGCCGCCTCTGGAAGTCCTATTGGTGTTGACTACAATAGAACTTACATGAGTCACGCTGGCTACAACTCGGTTTCACCACCTAATAATTCTACTGCAATAAACTACAGCAATGAATATATTTATGTTCAAAATAGCACAGTAGTTCCTTATAACGCACCTGCTAACGAGCAATACGGCGCGTTAGATATTGAGTACAATATAGGTGGTAATCCTTGGGAGATAGATACATGGTATTTAGTAGATATTGAATGGGATGAATCACACAATCCTGATGCTGGTCAATTTTACTCTGGTGGAGATGGAATACTAAGGCTTTTTGGTGTACTAGAAAATGATCTAACATACGGAGGTTTTAGCGCTGGAGATGATTTATCAATTTCTCCATCATATGGCGAATCATGGGTTGGTAAATTCTCTGGTGGTCATGGTATAGCTTTAGTGCCTGTTACAAGGACTGAATACGGTACACAAAGAACTGTATTAAGAGCTATATTTAAAACACAAGCTAACTCTCATGTTTTCACTGGCACTGTTAATCAAAATAGATTTGTTTTAAGAGCTGTTGGTATTCTTAACGGTATTAAAATAAATAAAATAATAACAAAAAAATTAAACGGTGGTGTTTCTAATGGTGGCATATGGCAAAGCTGGTTAAATACTAGTGGTACAGCTGATCAATGGACAATATCAAGCATTGATTCTTCAGGTAATCCAGAAGAAATAAACCATGCTTTTCAAGGCAAACGAGTTTATCACAACGGAGGTTATTTAAACTGGGAAGTTCCAGCTAGTGCAACTTCAGGGCTACATCATTGGAGTCAAGATTTTAACACTTTACAAACTCAAGATGCACCAGTAGTTTCAGATGTTGGTTGGAATTTAAGCTTTACAATAAACACAAATCAAAGAACTGGAAATGCTTTTTCTGGAAATTTAGAAGGTTTTGTTACTATAGCAGACGCTGGCGCAACTAACTTGGTTGAAGGTATTTACTTTACAGATATTCAAGAAACAGGTCAATATTTAATTAAATTTAACTTTGACGGTAACGATACTAACTGGGAATTTTTAAGAGGCGAGCTAGGTGCTAGTATTAATACTTTTACAGATTACACTTCTACAGGTTCTATAGAAGCTGTAAGCAATGTATCAAGTTTAACAGCAATAGATGCCAATAAAATAACTATAAGAGAAAAAGCTGGGCAAACTGTAGCTCAAGAATACGGAATAAGCGATATACAACTTACAGATGCTCAACAAGTATTTTTAGGTGGATCTGCTGGATCTTGGAACTTTAGCGGTTTTAATACTTCTTTAAATGATTATATTTATTGGAATGTAATTAATAAAAATATAGTGTTTTTTAATTGTCCTGCTGTAGGTAGCTATGGAAATTCTGTAGGTTTTATAAACGCAAATCAATTAATTACTAAAACTATAAAGCAATTTGAAAAGTATAAAATAAGTTTTACACATACTATAACATCAGATAGCACAGCTACACTTTCAGTTTACTACTATAACTCTGATGGTTATGGTTTTAAAATAAGCAATATAAATTCTTCTACTGGTGTAAACGGTTTAGTTGAACAAGTAATAACAATTGGTGAACTAGATTCAAATGGTAATCCTGTAGCTGGATCTAAATGGAGTAATACTAATTTAGATTACCCTACTTATACTGCTGACTTAAAAAATTCTTTTGTATTTTCTGTTGAAGGCCAGCCAGATGATATTATTGATGGCACAATAGATAATATAACAATGCAGAGAGTATTTACAGACTCTAGCTTTGAAGATAAAACTGTAACTTTTAATGAAACAGTTAATGGTTGGACTAGTTTTAAAAGTTTTGTACCTGAAAACGGGTTAAGTGTTTCTAAAAAATACTTTACCTTTAACAAAGGAGGTTTATACCAACACCATGTACCTTTAGACAAGCAAAACAACGCTTATGGTATAGATAATAACACTGGTGCTAAAATATATGTAAAACCTGAAGATGCTGTTAATTATAATCTTTTTTATCAAGATCCTTTTGAAATATCAACAGTAACAGCTGTATTTAACCAAGAGCCATCTGTAATAAAAACTTTTAATACTTTAAATTACGAAGGTAGTCAAGCGCGAATTGTTCCGCCTTATGTTTCACAATCAGAAAACACAGTAACGTTAAACAATGCTAGTGCAGCGTTTCAGATAGGTGGTATAAGGGGTTGGGAATGTACAGCGATAAAAACAGATTTACAAGTTGGAACTGTTAAAGAATTTATTAAAAAAGAAGGCAAGTGGTTTAATTATATAAAAGGTACAAAAGAAAACCCAACTATGGATATAGACACAAGTTTGTTTAGCGTTCAAGGATTAGGCTTTATAGAAAGCATTGAAGTAGCTGATTCTATAGAAGAACTTGGCACGTATGTAGATCCCTTCCCAAGTGGCGTTTCTTCTGTTGATAATACTTCTCCTAATGCTAGCGTTGCTACTGGAAGTGCTGCTGGTGGTAGTGGTGGTACAACTGGTGGTGGTGGTATAACTGGTGGCGGTGGTTATTAAAAATAAATTTTATGAATATAAATAATCTTATAATAGATACATCTGAAATGCCTAGCGTAGAAACCGTTAGAAAAATTACTATAGCTGGTGATATTAATGCCAAGTTTCAATTAATAATATTACAAAACCCAACCAGCTCATCTACACATACCTTGTATTATGATTTTAAAAGCAATGCTTTTGAATCTGGATATAATGATGTTAACAACAGTTTAGTGATTACAATGAAAAGTTCTGTTTTTACAAAAGATATTGTATTTCCTTCTGGTGGTGGCGAATACGTTATCAAGCTAATTACGTTTAGTGGTACAACTGTAAACAATTCAAGATCAAATGTTATAACTAAAAGTATATCAAAACAAGCTGCTAGTGCTACTTTAACTTTTCAAGCGGCTACTATTAATACTAATAAATACGAAACGTTTGCAACAACTACAGCCAGTGGGCCACTTGGTTCTAGTGGTGGTGAATTAACAATTGACTTTGACGCAACAAACAACAATGATGATCTTCATGGGTTTGGTTTGTTTGGAAACCCATCTTTTGCTAGGAGTGGACTTGTAGGCGGTCAAACAGAAAGTACAGCCATAAACCATGATCAAGCTTGGTATTTTGAAACAACAGAAAATGTCGTTACTAATGTAATAGGAGATGGTGCGGATAGCACTACTATATTAGTGGCTGACGCTACAGATTTAGTAGTCGGCATGGAATTAAAGTTTTACAAAGGTACTACGGCACCAGAAAACGCCGCTGGAGACGCTGTTCCAGTAACAGTAACTTTAACAAGTATAACTATTGAAGATACAAATGTTGAGCTTAGATTTAGCGAAGAAGTTGGTTTTGATGAAGGTGAGACAATGACGTTTAGAGCATATGGTACTGATTTAATTAATAATGCAACTGGTGCTTTGTTAACGTTTAACAGTATAAATGTTACTCCTGAAATATTACAAAAAACAGTTAGATTAGATTCAGATGGAGATTTTACAACATCTACAACTATAACCTTAAACAACACGCTTGGGCTTGCGGTTAATCCAGGTAATAGATATAGAGGTCAAGGTGTAGATAATTCTAGTGACAATCGAATTACAAGTATTACAGCAGATGCAGATGGAACTGGTGGAAATGGCGCTATAGTAGTTCAATTAACTCAACTTTTAAGAAAGGGAACTGTTCTTGATTTTGATGGAACGTTTGCTGTAGTAAATTTTGCAACAACTGTAAATATAGACACTTTTCCAAACGCAAATAGAACAATTAATTTTGATATAGATAAATTTTTATCAATAGGAGCAGGATCTTAAAAAAATAAAATATGGTTTTTACACAAGTAAATTTAAATAGCAAATTAAATGTTTCTTTACAAATAGGAGATTTGGTTTTTGTTTCTCATCGTATTTCCACGGCACTTAATGTTATAGGAAAACCAATATTTGCAGGTGTAGTTGAACAAATAAATAGTTCTGGAATAGTAGTGAAAGGTCAAAGCGGTATATTTACAGAGCCTGTTGATCTTAATACACAACAATTTTTATCATTTTCAAAAGATATTAGTGTTAATGAGTCTAGTTTAAAAGGATATTATGCTGATGTTACATTTAAAAACACATCGCCTACCGCCGCGGAACTATTTGCTGTAAGTACAGATGTGGTTCCTAGTAGTAAATAAACAGCAAAAAGTGTGACTATATAAGTACACTTAAATTAAATTAAATGGATGATAGTATAAACTTTAGAACTTTTAAAGAAGGAGATTACGAAACTTGTTGCGAGTGGTGGAAGTGGTGGTGGAAGCGTACTGGTTTAAATCCAGTTCAAAGAGCTTTTTTACCGAAAAACGAAAGGTGTTTTGTTATAGAAAAAAACGGTATACCAGTAGCTTGTTATTTTTTATTTATAATGGAACCAAGTATAGTAGGTTGGACAACTTATTTAGTTACAAATCCTAAATACAAAGAAAAAGATAGAGGAGATATAATAAGACTTTTAGTAAAAAAAGTAGAACAAGAAGCAGAAAAAATTGGTATAATGCAATTGTTTACAATATGCATGAATGATCATATGACAGATATACATAAAGATTTAGACTGGATATTAATACCAGTTAAAAACGAAGGCTTTAAATATTTGACAAACAACTTTATAAAACAATAACAATATGGGTAAAGATTTTTTTGGAAAAGGGGCAAAAGCAGCTCAAACGCGTGCCATGAACGAGATGAATGCCATGATTCAACAGCAAGTTAAAGATGCTAAAGTTGACAAGGCAAGGGCCCAAGCTCAAGCAGATAAAGCTAGAGGTAGGTTTGAAGACTTTGAGTTTACAAATCCATTTGCAGAAGCACAAAATGCTTATGCTGGCATACAAACCGAGTTTGATAATATTTATGGTGATACTAAAAACGTATATGCCGATGCTCAAAATATGTATGAGGGCATGGACAACATGTATGAAGGCATGGAAAACCGTTTTGAAGATATGACTGTTGATATGCGTGCTGCTGATTTTCAAGTTCAACAAAGTCAACAACAACGTGCTAATATACTTCAATCACTAAGAGGTGCCGCTGGTGCAAGTGGTGTTGCAGGTTTAGCTCAATCACTAGCAAACCAAGGACAGTTACAAACACAACAAATAGCAGCTGGTATCAGCCAGCAAGAAAGACAAAATCAAATGCTAGCAGCTCAAGAAGGTGCTAGAATAGATCAACTGCAAAGAGGCGCTGGCATGCAATTACAACAAGCAGAAAGAGCTGGCGCAATGCAAGTTCAACAAATGCAAATGGCTGGTGCTTCAGAACAACAAAAAATGATGTTGGCTGGAGCAGCACAAGCACAACAGCTAGGTGTATCACAACTAAATTTACAAGCACAAGGTCAATATGCTGCTGATATGGCAGTAATGGAAGGTGCTGCAGCTGTTCAAGCCGCGGAAGCACAACAGCTTTCTACTTTGCTAGGTATGGATTATGGTGTGTTAGCTGGTGCTAATCAAGCTTACCAAGCTGGTTTAGCAAATCAAATGGCTGCTATGGGTATGAAGTCACAAATGTATGGCTCCCAAGCACAAAATAGTATGTTTAACCAGCTAGGTACAATGGCTAGCAATATGTTTAGTTTTTAATAAGTAATAACAAGTATAAAATATGGCAATAAATTTAAATCCAAAAGCAGATGGAGCTTTAATAAACGCAGCGTATAGATCTGCAGCGGGTAACGCACCTGCTGATTACAGCAAGACATTACAAAGCGCTGCCGATAGTTATGATAAAACAATGGAAGCGCAAGGTGAAGCATGGGGCAATTTTGCTAAGCTAGGGGCTAAAATTGGTGGTGAAATGATGGCAAACGCGGAAAAACTAACTAAATACGCTGCTGCTGGAGCTGGTTTAAACCCTGATGATGCAGATATGTTTACAAAAGAAATATATGGCATTAAAGATGAACTAAATGATCTTGGTATTTTTAGCGGCAAGCTTGGTAATAGGGAAACTAGAATTAAAAGACAAGAGTTATTGTTAAAACAAAAAGAGCTTTTTGCTGAAATAGATGCGGCTGCATTAACTATTCAAAATGGAACACAAGCTGTTGCAGCTGGATTGTACGATGCTAATATAGATGAAATGGAAGCTGAATCAATAAACGCTATTATTAAAAGCGGTTTAAAAGATAATGTTACAGATGAAAAAAATATAGCCAAACTTAGTCGTGACGAAACAACAGGCGAATTAATATACACTATTTATGATGTAAGTAATAATCCTGATGGCGAAGTTATTATTAATCCTAGAACTGGAAAACCTCAAACAATGACGTTGGATCAATTTACTAAAGCTATAAGCACTAACGCAGATGATAAAGGCCTTTTAAAAGCAAATTTAAACAAGCTAAACGATGAATACGCTAAAATGGGTAATAGTAGTCTTGACGGGGTTTTTGATCCGCAAATGCAACAGTTAGCTTTAAATAAATTAGATAACATGCTTAAAACACCAACTGATTTAAAAAGAGCTATGAGAACTCAATTTGGTTATTCTGAAACTTCTTTTTTTGACGATATACAAAAGCCTAGTACTTTATCAGCTGGTTTATATAGTACTTTACTTAAGGCAACTGGTGCCGAAGGCGGCGTGTTAAGCGATGCTGATGGTAGTATAACTAAAAGCGGTACAGTTGATGGCAAAATCCTTGAATATAAAGATGTTGATGGTCAACCTGGTGTAAGCCAAGCTGATCTTCAAAATGCAAATAACTACGCTATTTTATCTGCTAATATCTTAGGTATGAAAGATCCAGATGCTAGTAAAAAGTTTTTTAAAGATTATACAGTTAGAAAACTAGAAGAAGCGTATAACTATGGTTTTAGTAAAAAACCACCTAAAGTAGGTGGCGGTGGAACAGATACTGAAACAGGTGGTTTTGTTAGTCTTGGTGGTGGAGCTGGAAAACAAAACTATGTCGGTTCTAACACAACACAGGGTTACGTTCCAAACTCTGCTTTAAATTTTATTGGTAAGAGCGCTAACGATAGAGCTGATATAGATTTAGGTAAAGACAAATATATTTGGGATGAAAAAAATGGAGTTTACACGCTTGATGGGGTACCTATAAATAACAAGTCAGAATTATTTACTGTAATATATGGTGAAAACTTTGACCCATCGAAAATAATAAACATGTACAACAGTATTAAAGACTGGCAAGGTGAAACTAGACAAAAAGAAACTTTTGACAAGGGTACAAATTTAGACGTTGGTTTTGTAAACAAAGCAGACCAAACCGTTGCTGCTGAATTAAATGATATAATACCTTCTCCGGGTGATACTAGAAATCCAAACGCATATATCTTTAAACCTTTAGCTACTTTTGAAAACATGACAGGTATATATAAGGAAGGTGGTAAAATAGAAACATTTCCAGAAGTTTATCCAGAAGGACATCCAAAAGCAGGTGAAAAACATCCTAGGGCCGGTGCTCAAGCTTGGTTTAGAACAAAAGGTAAAACAACAAAATTGAATGCTCAAAATTTAGCTGAAATGATAGATTTATTACAAACATTTGGTCTTTATGACTATATAGAAAAACAATTGCCATAAAAATGAATATATACAACTACGCTGGACAAGATTTTACTGAAGATCAAATTGAAAAAAGAGCTACATCTAAAGGATTGTCTTTACAAGAATACTTAAATCAAAATCCCGAAATAACACTTGTGTCGGGAAAAGAACAAGGCTCGACGGAAGACCCGACGATGAGCCAAGAAAGTATGGGGTCACAATCGGACGATGGTTTTTCGGCTTCGTACGATTTACCTCAAGTTGATGTAACTGCTGATAAAACAGAATCACAAGAAGATGACACTTGGATTGAAAGAACTTTAGGCAAGAACTTTGCAACTGATTTTTTAGGAGACTTATGGAGAGCGGGCGAACAAGGTATGGCTCAAGGTGCTACAGTTGATGAGGCTTTTGATGTTTATAAAAAAGGTAAAGATATATCAGACGAAGAATTAAGAAGATATATAGAAGTTAGTGACGCTTTAGATAAAACCGGAGTTTCAGACGAAATGCGTGAATACGAAAAAATTAAAGAAGAAGCTGGTGGTGGAGTTTGGGGTTTTATGAAAGGTATGGTTATGACTAGGGGTCAAGTTATACCACAAGTTATAGTTAGTTCCGCCGCTGCGATGGGTAGAACTTTTTTTGACTCTGAAGAAGCTGCATTAGCCGCGGGTGGTGGTGCAGCTGTTGCCGGTGCTGCTGGTAGTGTTGTTCCTATAGTTGGTACAGCTACTGGAGCTATTGGTGGTGCTATCGCTGGATTAACTGGTTCTATGGAAACAGCTTTAACACTAACAGAATTATTAAAAACAGAACTTGGCGATAAAGATTTTAATAAAGAAAATATTAGGGCTATATTAGAAGATGAAGAGCTTTTCGAAGATATAAAAGACAGAGCTTTAGCAAGAGGTGCTACTATTGGTGCCGTTGAAGGGATTACGGTTGGTTTATCAAGAGGTGTTGGGGCTAAGCTATTAGCAAAAGGCGCTAGTAAAGGTAAAATAGCAAGACAAGTAACTGGTATTGAAACGCTTGGGGGTTCTGGTGGTGAGGCCTTAGGCCAAGTTGCTGCTGGGCAAGAATTTGATATAGCTGAAGTTTTAATGGAAGGTGTTGCTGAAGCAAAAGGTGTTGTAAATGTTGCTGATATTCTTGCTAAAAAAGAATATAAAATAAACGGTGAGAAAAGAACTAGAAAAGAAGTATTAGATAAAATAAATAATACAAAACCAGAAAGCTTAGCTGAGATTCAATTTGATATAACTGGAGATAAAAATCTTGATAATTTAGTAAGACAAAAACAAGGTGACGCTATTTTTAAAACACAAATAGATGAAAGAGTAGAAGAGGCAGATAGAAATAAATTAGTTGAATTAGAAAAGAAAAGATTAAAAGCTGAAGCTGATAAGAAAAAGAAAGGTATATTTGCTGTCCCTGGAGCAGAAACCACTTTAGAGAATATAGAAGGTCAAATAGCTGAAATTATTGGTAGATATGAAGGTGTTGACCGTAGAACTTCAGATGTTAGAGCAAGAAAGAAAGTAGCTGGAGAAGTTAGAGCAGGAGTTGCAGAAAGAGATTTTCAAGCTAACATGGCGTTTGCTAAAAAACATAGTGAGTTGTATGGTTTAAAGTTTACTGAGCTAACTCAAGAAGAAGTAAAGAAAAGATTTGAAAACACTGAAAACTCAGGTTTAGTAAACTCTTTAGGTGGTATTATTGGAGATGAAATAATAATAAACAAAGACTTAGCAAAAACTAGGGTTTATGGTGACAATGTTGGTAATCATGAATTGTTACATGGTATAATTAAAGCTAGTAAAGCCAATATAACACAGGAGACTATAAATGATTTTTTAAATATTATAGGTGAGGACAACAAAGCTATAATTCAAAAAAGAATAGATGAGAATTATGATGCTGATTACATGTCTAAAAATTTAGATGAATATTTTACTATATTTTCTGATGCAATAGCTAATAATGAGGTAAAGTTTAACGACAATGTATTTACAAAAATAGCAGATGTTATTAGAAGAATGTTTGCTAGTTTTGGTATTGCAAAAGTAGACTTTGAAAGTGGCCGTGGTGCTTATAACTTTTTAAAAGATTACAACAAAAGTATACACAAAGGAACATTAAGCAAAGGTGTTAAAGCAAAAGCAAGCGATGTTGTATTTGAAGAAGCTAAAGACTCTAGAAGTAAACTTGTTGATACTATAAATGATTTACAGCAAGGCGCAACCACTAGGGCTAACTTTCAAAAACCTGAAATATTTAATAAGGTATTTGAAGCTGTGCAGTCTGGTGGTGCTATAAACAACTATATAAGAAGTCTTGGCATGAGTACTGAAAAAACTCAAGAGACTATTGATGCCGTAACAGATCGTTTAATAAACTTTGATCCAGCTGCTAAAAGAAAAGATGGTACTACTATAGGACCAAGAGGTCTTGGTGAATTTATAATGGCTAACGTAGGTTTTGGTAAATTAGAAGCGGCTAAAAAACTAGCGGTTGAAGGTGAAACAAGAAAAAGAACTACACGTATAGACGATCCAGATGTTAAAAATATACCTGATGATACACCTGCGCCAACTACAAAAACAGAAACTAAAACTAAGAAAACAGTTATAGCAGAAAAATTAGGTATTACTAAAGAAGTTGCAGAAGCTATTAATAAAATAGTTCCAAACTTAGACATTAATAAATTAAATTTTAAAACTTTAAAAAATCAAATACCTGAAATAACTGGTAAATTATTTGGTATATCTACTAAAAAAATAGAAGATTTGTCTAATTTAAGCAAGCCTGAGTTGCAAGCAGCGCAGATGTTTATTAGTAAAAATGCCCCTTTGCTAATCGCTATGTTGCCAAAAGGCGCTACTATTAGTGGTACTTCTACTGGAGTGCCTAATACTTTGTTAGCTGCGTTTTATACTAAAACTGCTAAAGCTAAACTTACTAAAACAGGTAGCCGTGCTGGTTTGCCTATACAAGTTAAAAACAAAAATATAACACCTAAAAAGTTTTTAGAAACATTTGGCATTATAGATGGTAAGCCAATGCGTGACGATAGAAATACATCCGCTAGAGTATTAGCATTAGCTAATTTAACTGGTAAAATGATAAGTAACCAAGCTGTTAGACAAGAGCTAAGTCAAACAAGTGAAAAAGTAACAGAGGCTATCAATAAAATAAAAGAAGGTAAATCAGATATTATGTTTTCTAAAAGCTATGGAAATAAAGTTTTAGAAAAAAGTAAACTTAAACCTGTTTCAAACCAAAATGTTAATGATAGAGTTATTTTTACAACTTTTATTGAAGAATATTTACCTTTATTTGTACCTGTTCCTAGATTAAAAAGTGGTAAGTTCAGATTACCTTCTGATACTTATGGTCCTAGATCAAAAATAGTGCCTGGTTATTATATAACAAGATTTCAAAGAGAAATTTCAGCCGTTAAAGCTGGTAATGTACAACTAGGAAATAAAATTTATACAAAAGAACAAACGGATCAAATAAATAAAGCATATAGTGTTGTAAAGTTTGACGAGTCACAAAAACAAATTGAAACTAGAAAAAAAGGTGCTGAATTATTTATAAAAGGTTTAAATGAAGCCGTAAACAGTAAAAAAGGAAATAAACAAAATTTAAGACCTATACAAATGTTATTAGGTAGTACACCTAACGGCACATATCATATTGTTAGGATGATAGCCCCTGGTTTAGGCGTTACAAATGTTGGTAAAGCAAGTAAAAGAGAGCATGTTTTAGTAGCAAACAATGCTGCTGATATTATAATTGAATCTTTAGCTAAAGATAATATAAATTTAGTTTTACCTTGGTTATTAGATAATTATTACCAAATTAATGTTAACTCGCAGCAAGAAACATTAATAGATAATGCTTACAAAGACTCTGACGGTAAAGCTATTTCTAAAGAAGAAATGCCGCCTATTTTTTATGAAAATTTAAACAAAGCTATTGATGCAAAAGATATGTCTTTAGCTAGTGATCCTTTAATAAGGTACACAATGGCTAATGTTAATTTAAGCGAAATAAACTGGCATACTGGCGGAACACTATTGCAACATATAGACGCTAAGTACGGTTTTGATGGTGCTTTAAGTTATGGTAATAACAGTGAAACTAACGTTGAGTTTGTAAACAAACGTTTAACAGATTTTTTTGCTAAAAAAACAGATAAAAAACAAACTAAAAAAGCTATTGAAAACATATCTAAAGTAAAGTTTAAACAAAAGTTAAATAGCGATAAAACTTTTAATGATGCTGTTAAAGCTTCTAGATCTAGCAAAGAGTCTAAAGGTATTAGCATTTTAGATTTTGACGATACACTGGCAACAACTAAATCTTTAGTTAAATATACAACGCCAGATGGTGAAACCGGTACTTTAAACGCAGAACAGTTTGCTAGTACGTACCAAGACTTGCAAGACCAAGGTTATACATTTGACTTTTCTGATTTTAATAAAGTTGTAAAAGGTAAGCTAGCACCACTATTTAACAAAGCAATTAAATTGCAAGGTAAGTTTGGCCCTGAAAATATGTTTGTATTAACAGCAAGACCACCGCAGGCAGCTAAAGCTATATTTGATTTTTTAAAAGCTAATGGTTTAAATATACCTTTAAAAAATATAACTGGCTTAGGTAATAGTACTAGTGAAGCTAAAGCACTTTGGGTTGCAGATAAAGTTGGTGAAGGTTATAATGATTTTTATTTTGCTGATGATGCTTTGCAAAACGTGCAAGCTGTTAAAAATATGTTAGATCAGTTTGACGTTAAGTCTAAAGTACAACAAGCTAGAGTTAAATTTAGTAAAAGCATGAATGACGACTTTAATAATATACTAGAAGAAGTTACTGGTATTGACGCTAAAAAACGTTTTTCAGAAATTAAAGCTAGAAAACGTGGTGCTAGTAAAGGTAAGTTTAGATTATTTATACCACCGTCACATGAAGACTTTGTAGGGTTATTATATAACTTCATGGGTAAAGGTAAGAAAGGTGATCAACATAGAAACTTTTTTGAACAAGCTTTAGTTAAACCATTAAATAGAGCTTATAGGGAAATAGATACGGCTAAGCAAGCTATAGCAAATGATTATAAATCTTTAAATAAACAATTTCCAGAAGTTAAAAAGAAATTAACAAAAGAGACTCTTGATGGTGATTTTACTTTTCAAGATGCTATAAGAGTGTACTTATGGAATAAACATGGTTATGATATACCTGGTTTAACTAAAACTGATCAAGCTAAATTAGTTGAACTAGTAATGAACGATGCAGACTTAGTGCAGTACGCTGAAACTTTAAATGTTATATCTAAACAAGATACGTATGTAGATCCGGGGCCAAGCTGGGAAACAGGTAATATAAGAATAGATTTAATAGATGCTACCGGTAGAGTTGGTAGAGCACAGTATTTTACTGAGTTTAACGAAAACGCTGAAGTAATATTTTCACCAGAAAATTTAAATAAAATTGAAGCTGCTTATGGTAAAGATTTTAGGGAGGCTTTAGAAGACATGTTACATGCTATTAAAACTGGTATTAATAGACCTAAAGGTGCTAATGCTAAACCAAATATGTTTTTAAACTGGTTAAACGCTTCTGTATCTGGAGTTATGTTTTTTAACACTAGATCTTCAATACTACAGCAAATGTCTATTGTTAATTATATAAACTTTGCTGACAATAACATGTATGCAGCTGGCAAAGCTTTTGCTAATCAATCTCAATACTGGAAAGATTGGGCGTTTATATTTAACTCTGACATGTTAAAACAAAGAAGAGGTGGCATTGGTACAGATATAAATGGTGCTGAGCTTGCGGAAGCAGTTAAAAAAGCTAGGCCTAATAATTTATTTGATCAAGTAGCTATAATAACAGGTAAATTACTTAAACTAGGATTTTTACCTACACAAATTGGTGATAACATCGCAATTGCTACTGGTGGTGCTACTTTTTATAGAAACAGAATAAATAAATATATAAAAGATGGTATGAGCAAAAAAGAAGCTGAAGCAGCTGCTTTTACTGACTTTCAAAATTTAACACAATCAACTCAGCAGTCGTCAAGACCTGACATGACATCGCAGCAACAAAGATCTTGGATAGGTAAGTTTGTATTAAACTTTCAAAACATAACATCGCAATATAATAGAATAATTAAAAAAGCCGCTTTAGATATATACAATAGAAGAATTACACCGCCTTATACCACGCAAACACAAAGTGATTTAGGTAACTTATCTAAGATATTATATTATGGTGGTATACAAAACGTTTTATTCTATAGTTTACAAACAGCTTTGTTTGCGGTTATGTTTGATGATGATGAAGATGAAGATCAAATATTAAAGAAAAAAGAAAGAGTTATAAATGGTACTATTGACTCTATATTAAGAGGTTCTGGTATATACGGTGCTGTTGCATCTACGCTTAAAAACATGATTATAAAGTTTAACGAGCAAAGAGAAAAAGGTTATAATAAAGATGAAAGCGCTGTATTGATGGAGGCTTTAAATTTTTCGCCTATTGTTGGTATTAGAGCTAGAGGTATTGTTAGTGGTGAAAAAACTCTTAATTACAGCATGCCTGTTATAAAAGAAATGGAAACTTTTGACATTGACAATCCTATGTGGTCAGCTGTTACTAATTATATTCAAGTAGCTGGATTTCCTGCAAATAGATTATATCAAAAAAGTATAAACATGCGTAACGCTCTTAATACAGATTACACTAACTTTCAAAGAGCTTTGTTTTTTAGTGGTTATACAACTTGGAGTTTAGGTTTAGGTGATCCTGAGGCTGTAATAGAAGCAAAAGAAAAAGTTAAAATAAACAAGAAGAATACTAAAAAGAAAAGCAAAAATAAAACAAAAGCTACATCTGCGCAAGATAGATTAAAAGCTATTAGAGCTAAAAAATAAAAGGTAAACAATCAAAAAAATAAGTGATAATAAAAAGATGGTAAGAAAACTAATAATATTATTATTAACAACTGTTTTAGTAGCTTGTACAGTTCCTAAAAAATGTTGTGGGCAAACATTTGGAAAAGAAGATGTTAAGAAACTTTTAAAGTTTTCAACGTTCTACGCTGCTGTAAACGGTGGGACGTCGCTGTCTGATGTTGATGTTTTTTCTGTAAATAATGGTTTGTCTACGCAAACTATTTCAACTCCTTATGATTATAATTTTACCATAGGATTACGTAAGATAGCAAGGTTTGGTTATGAAAATAAAGCTCAAACGTTTTATGACGGTACGGAATCTAATTACAGTGATGCGGCCACTGTAGGTAAAGTAAAAGGAGTTGAATATTTATTTGAAGTAAATCACAAAAGACAAGAAGGCGTAGATTACATGGATCAACACCACTTTATTAGATTTAGTTCTGATGATGGTTGTCCAGATGAATTATGTATAAACTTTTTTGCTTTAAAGCTAGAATACTTAGAAGACGGCTTTGCTGATATTAAATATTTTGAAGCATCAGAAAGATATAGGCAGCGTAAAAGTAAAAACTTATCTTGGAACGTAGGATTAACGCATCGTTTAGCTGAGCCATATGGTTACAATGCTTTAGACGAGTGGATGCTTGATAATGGTAATATACACTACACTTATTTAGCATTAGAAGAAGGATATACGGTGGATGTGTATAGCAACACATATTACGATCCATCTGGCAATGTTGTAGCTAATAGCGCTGAGGTTTGGGAAGCCGTAGTAATACCACAAGTGCTATCAGATTATACACAAAAGAAAAGAGAAGAACTAAAGAAAACTATACAACACTCTATTGTTGTTGGTTTTGATTATTACAAATACACTAAACAAACTTGGACACATGCTTGGGCTAGTTTAATGCCTTGGCATTATGATGATGGTAGTGAATTTAGTTATCACAACTATGTTGATGGGCAATGGTACGATTATTCTGCTGGGTTGATTTACGGTATAAAAGTAAACAAACAATTAGGTTATTTTGTAGAAGGCAAATATAATAAGTACTGGAACAGAGAGTGGTACGATTTTAAATTAGGATTAAATTACACTATATTTTAAAATGGCAAAAGAGTTAAACGAAGACACAGGTTTTAACGTAAGTATAAAAAGTTTAATAGCTATAGGTTTTGCTATGGCAACTGTTATAGGTATGTGGTTTGCTTTACAAGCAGATATAGCTGAAGCTAAAGAACTACCTGTAGCTCCGCCGCCAGATGTTACACGTATGGAGTTTGATATGAAAGATCAAATGATACGTAATACAATTATGACTACACAAAAAGACGTGGAAGAAATAAAGAAGTCTTTAGAAAAAATAGAAGACAAATTATACAATAGATGAAAAAGCTATTACTTTTATTAATGCTATTTAGTCAAGTTATTTTTGCACAAATAGAAGCAAAACATTTTAATGCTAGTTGGAACGAAGCTAATAATGTGCCTTGGTTTATGGATTTAGACTGTAAAACAAAAGGCTTAGTTGATATCGCTAAACATGCAGATGAAGCAACAAAATATAAAATAGCAGTTGTACCTACTATTATAATATTTAAAGATGGTGAAGAAGCTGTTAGATTCCAAGCTGATTTATCATTTAAAATGCTAGCAACAAAAGAAGAAGTGGCAGAAGCAATAGATGAATTATTAATGAGTGACTTTTAATTATGCCAGGAAGCGAAAGACAAAACAGTATGTTTAAAAAAACTAGAGGATACGTTCAAGAAGGTAATCCTTTTCCCGTTACTAGTTGTGGTAGGCGTAGAAATGATGGCTCACCAATAAACAAGCTAAGAAAAACAACTAAAGGTAAAGGTAGACATTTTCTTACAGCTAAAGAAGGTGCTGGTATGACTGAGGCTGGTAGAAGAGCTTACAACAAGCAGACTGGAGGTAATTTAAAAGCACCGCAACCAGGTGGTGGTAAACGTAAAAAATCATATTGCGCTAGGTCTCTTGGCCAAATGAAAATGCATAATATTAATTGTAGTAAAACACCTAAAAAAAGAATCTGCGCAGCAAGACGTAGATGGAAATGTTAAAATAAATAATTATGGGATATAAAAGTGATGCACAAAGAAAAGCCGTACATGCTAGTAAAGCTGATGGTGGAGCGGGTAATCCAAACAAAATGTTAAAGAAAACAAGTCCTGCTTTAGCTAAGCTTAGTGCTAGTTGTAAGGCTGCTGCTAGAAGAAAATTTAAGGTTTACCCTTCTGCGTATGCAAATATGTGGGCTTCTAAAACACAAAAAGCAGGAAAGTGTTAAAAAAGTTTGACATATCAAAATTTAAAAAACAAAAACCACCTAGTGATAATAGCTTTGATACTGATCAAGAAATTAAAGCTTTAAAAAAAATACCACTACGTAAAGAGTTTGTTAAAAAATATGATGATATAGAATCTGCTTTTAAAAAAACAGCTGAAGAACAAGGTATAAAAGATTATGATAAAAGTATTGCTAAAAAACTTATAAAAGAGTCTGCACCTGTAATATTAAAATTAAAGAAATATCATAATAGACCTAGACCATATGAACTAGACAAAAGCTTAAAAGCTTTTAAAATGAAATCTATGGAAACACCATCGTATCCATCAGGTCACTCTGTACAAGGTGTATTAATAGGTAGTGTATTAAAAATGAAATATGGTAAATCTGCTTTTATGCAGACTGCTAAAAATATATCTTATAGTCGTAGAGTTGCCCGCGCTCACTATAAGTCTGACAGCAAGGTGGGTGAAGATATAGGTAACTCAATGTATAAACATATTAAAAACAAAATTTAAAATGAAAAAACCAATGAAAATGGTGAAAAAAGCACCTGCAAAAATGGCAAAAAAATCACCTGCTAAAAAAAGTACTAAAGGATTAGAAGCTTTAGCAAAAGCAAACAACATGAAGCTTACGCCAATGGCAATGAAAAAAGCTGCTATGAAACTTAAGAAAGACGGCATGAAGATGGTTAAAAAGTCAGCTATGATGATGAAAAAAGCTGCTAGTATGAAAATGAAAAAGAAGTAATGTACGTTCAGAAGAACAATCCTATAAAGAAAGTTAAAAAAACAAAAGCTAAGGGCGGTGGTACCACTAAGGTATGCCTGCCCAAAGCTAAAATTGCTAGCATGAGTAAAGCTGAAAGACAAAAAGTCATAAGGGCTAAACGCGCTGCTGGTAAGGCTGGTAAGTATAAACGTTCTTCTAAAAGTAATGTAACTGGCACTAGTAGTGGTGGTAGTTTAAAAACATGGGTTAAACAAGATTGGAGACAAGTTGGTAATCCAAGTAAAAAATGTGGAGAAAAATAAAATGAAAAATTTACTATTAATATTATTATTACCTATATTTAGCTTTGGACAAGTTATAAATAATTTTCCATGGGTTCATGACTTTGAAAACGGTATTGCTTTAGAGCAAGATACAAATGATTTTGGTGATTGGCTTTTACAACAAGGGCCAACTAGTTCTATAGCTACAGGACCAGCTGGAGACCACACAACGGGTAGTGGTATTTATTTTTACGTAGAATCTTCTGGTCAAAACTATGGTGGTAAAGTTTTTACAACTTATACTCCAACATTTGATATATCACAAACACCTGGTAAAGTTTTATCATTTTGGTACCATATGTATGGTGCTGCTATGGGTGACTTAGAAATCGGTGTATTAGACAGCGCTGGATACACTACTTTAGATACCATATTTGGAAACCAAGGAGATCAATGGAAACTTGCTTATTATCCAATATTATCAACTACACCATTTAAAATAAAATTTAAAGGTATTACTGGTTCTAGTTATACTAGTGATATATCTATAGATGATATAATGATTAGCGATCCATATACAGTTTTATATGGTTGTACTGACACTGTATCATCTAATTATGACTCAACAGCCACGCATGATAATGGTACGTGTATATACTATTATGGCTGTATAGATATTAACGCTACAAATTATAATCCATGGGCCAATGTAGATGATGGAAGCTGTATTCAAGAAGTCACTTGTAATCCAGGTCAATCGCTAATAGATGTAGCTATAACTTTAGATAACTGGCCAGGTGAAACGTCTTGGTTGATATATTCTGCTACAGATACACTTGTTTATGTTCCAACCAATACTTATGACTACACTCAAACAGGTCAGACAGTACATACACAAGTTTGTATACCAGTTGGTGATTCTATAACGTTTACAATTAACGATAGCTACGGTGATGGTATTGGTGGTGGCTCTGTTGTTGGTGGTTGTTTAGTTACAAATTTAGATTGTCAAGATACTGTATTTTTATTAAGCCCACCTAATTTTGGTTACACAGCATCGTCTAATACTTACGTATCTGCATCTTGTAATAATGACACCGTTATATATGGTTGTACTACAGATACATATTTAGAATATGATTCACTTGCTACTGTAGATGATGGTAGTTGTATGACATTAGCTACTTATGGCTGTACAGATGCTAGCGCATTTAATTACGATCCTAACGCAGATAGAATGTTGCTGACTTCACCTTGTACTTATAATTTGATATTATATGATGATGGTGGAGATTCTTGGGGCTCTTGTTGGTTAGGTGTTGAACAAGGAGATTCGTTGTGGCAGTTTAGAATAAACCAAAATGGAGTTTATACAGATACATTTGAATTATCTTTAAACTCATATGATGAGGTTCAATTGTACTATTTTGAAATAGCTACACCACAACAAAACCCTCAACAATTAGATATACAAACGATTCAAAACTCGTTTAAACTAGAAAATAGTTATGGAGCTATATTACACGAAGGAAATAATCCTTGGCCTGGTCCTAACGAAAATAAATTAAGAAATTACAAAAGCGCTTTAGATGTTTACGTAGCACAACCATACTGTGGGACAGAGTGTGTTCCAGTTATAGTTGGTTGTATGGATGCCAATGCTTATAATTATAATAGTGCGGCTAATACAGCCGACGCTTGTTATTATAGTCCTGGTTGTACATCTCCGGCTTATTTAGAGTATTACACTCAAGGTTTTGTTGCTGATATTGATGATGGTAGTTGTGGCATTTTAGCAGTGTTTGGTTGTACTGATCCAACAGCATTTAATTATGATGCTGGTGCAAACGTTAATAACGGTGGTTGTATAGATGTTATTGTTGGCTGTATGATAAGCGGTTCGTTTAATTATAATCCTAACGCGAATACATCAGGACCTTGTATACCTATTATTTATGGTTGTATAAGTAGCATTGCTTTAAACTACAATCCTTTAGCAAATACAGATGATGGAAGTTGTATAGGTGTTGTATATGGGTGTACAGATCCTACTGCTTTTAACTTTAACTCACTAGCTAACGTTGATGATAGTTCTTGTGTCCCTGTTGTTTATGGGTGTACAGACGCTACAATGTTTAATTATAACCCTATTGCAAACGTAGATAATGGTTCTTGTGAACCGTTTATATACGGTTGTATGGATTCAACAATGTTCAATTATAACCCACTAGCAAATGCTGATAACAATTCTTGTATACCTTTTATATATGGTTGCACGGATCCTTCTATGCTTAATTATAACCCACAAGCCAACACGGAGGATTTTAGTTGTATCGCTTATATTTATGGGTGTATGGATAGTGACGCTCTTAACTATGATTCACTTGCTAACACGGATAACGGTTCGTGTATCGAAATGGTTATGGGTTGCATGGATCCAAACGCGTATAACTACGAACCAATTGCTAACACTAACGATTCTTTATCTTGTTTATATAGTGCTAATTGTATTACTGGTGCAGGCAGTCCTTACTGGTTAAATGATGGATGTTATGCTTGGGTTATATCAGTAGATGATTATTGCTGTGAAAACGCGTGGGATACAATATGTCAAGCAACATACGATTACTGTGATGGTACTTGGTCAGGACCATTATTAACAAGAGAAACTGCAGATAAGGAATTAATAATGATAACTGATTTGTTAGGTAGACCAGCAAAAGAAAATAAAAATGAATTACTATTTTACATGTACAATGATGGGACTGTAAAAAGAAAATTAATAAAACAATAAATATGCCAACAACAACTGCAACTATAACGCTAAGTAGCACTGATTTATTATCAGATGAGTTAGCACTATCTACTACTTGTACGCTTACAAAAACAACAACATCAACAGGTATAGAAGACACAACAGGTTTAAATAGAAAAAAAATAACATCAACAGCAAAAGCAACAGCTAGTGGACAAATAACATTATATACAGCAGACGATTTTGCTGCTATTCCTTATTTGTATATTAAAAACTTAGCTACAACAGCTGGACATAGAATACATGTATACGATGATACAACAAGTGGAGATCCTCTTCAATTTCAGTTAGATGCTGGTGATTGGGGCTTTATACCTATGCATGGTGATAAAACTTACAAAGCTTACGCTACAAACAACCCTACTTCTATAGAGTTTATGGTAATGGGACAAGATCAATAAACAATAACTAAATAAATAAATAAATATGGCAACAACAACAGCGGCGATAACGCTAACAAGTGATCTATTGTCAGACAATATATCTGTATCTGCGTCTTCGACGCTTATGAAAGCGGGTACTACGGCTGATGGTTTAGATCAAATAGAATATGGATATATAGATTTACCAACTGGAGATGAGTATGATCTTTTAGCTACAACTCCAACTGCTAGTAAAGCAAGTAAACTTTACGTAAAAAACCACTCAACAGATGAAACTTATTATATAGCAATTACTCAAAATGCACAAGCTATAGGTAGACTATATGGTGGGGACTGGATGTTTATACCTGCAGATTTTCATGATGCTGATGCAGATATCGCTATAACAGCTAATGGTGGTACAAATCAAATATGTTATGCTCTTTTCCACGAAGGAACTGCTTTAGCAACTACTTAATAATAATTTAAAAAACAATAAATATGGCAACAACATGCTCAATATCAGTATCTTCAGATATAGCTCCTGGGTTTGGTGGAATTAACGAAACTATGACACTGACGCAAGCTGGTAATCTTGTGGATATAGATAGCACAACAGGATTTTCAATAAGAAAACTGTCAGCAACAGGTGCAGTAGATTTAATTACAATGGCGAACGAACTAGTAGAACCTAAAGATAGTGTAGCTGCAAAAATATACATTAGAAATATCGGTCATAAAGGTATTATAGACAAGTCGGTAGGCGTTACAATAGGCGTAAATGCAGAACCAATTGGTAAGCTTTACGGTGGCGACTGGATGATGATGCCTCTTACTTGTATAGATGCTGATGATATTACAGCAACTCCAGCTACAGATGACACTGTAGTTTTAGAATACATGATGTTCTACGAAGAGGCTTAATAATGAGTTTATTCTACAACATAACTGGTTCTACTGGTGTAACTGTAGAATTATTAAAACCAAACGAAGGTGTTTACGATACTAAAAAAATTATAGTAACAAACGTACATGCTAGTGCTGACGCTACAGTAACTTTATTTATAGAAAACGATCCGGATGATACTGAAGGCGTAGCTTCTCAAACTTATAATATAATACATACTGTAGCAGTTCCAGCTGACAGTTCTTTATTGTTAGATGAAAATTTTTTATTTGAAATACCTAATGATTTTGGATTGTATATAACTGTTGGGTCTACAGACACTGTAGATGTAATACTAGGTTAATATGAAATTTATTGGTCAATATATACAAAGCTTAATAGCTAGGTTTCGTAACGATGTATATTTAGAAGATATATCTACTGGTACTATAGCGTCTGGTGGCAACTTGGGATTAGACTCAAATAATAAAATTGTAAAAGCAGCTGAAGCTACTGGAGATATAACAGGTGTTACTGCTGGTACAAATTTAACTGGCGGTGGTAGTAGTGGTGCGGTAACTATAAACTTAGCCGATGCTAGTACTTCTGCAAAAGGAGCCGCTAGTTTTAGTTCGGATAACTTTTCTGTATCATCTGGCGCTGTAACTATAAAAAATGGTGGTGTTGATTTAGCTGCTGAGGTTACAGGTATTTTAGAAAGTACTCATTTAGATGCTGACACGTCTCATTTAAGTGTTGCGCAAACATTTACAGCTGCAAAAACATTTGGAACTACTAACAAGTTACAATTTAGAGATGCTAATGCTTATATAAACTCTCCAACAGCTAATGATTTAGAAATTTCAGCTACAGATATACTTTTAGATGCTGCTGGACCAATATATTTAGATGCTGGAGCTGCTAATCCAATTAATTTTCAAGAAGCTGGAACTACAATAGCTGATATTAGCGCTCATCACTCCGCTACGTATCTCAATATGTATGAAAATGAAGGTGCTTCAACAGATGATTATTTTGAAATAAAAACAGCTGCGGCTGGTGCAACAACAATAACTACTGTTGATGCCGCTGGTACAGACGCTAATTTAGATTTTGCTGTTGATGGTACATTTTCTGTAGCCTCAACTGGAATAGATATAGCAACGAACGGGACTATTACTAACGCTGTTTGGCAAGGTGATGCTATAGCAACTGCTTATATAGCTGATGATGCTGTTACTTTTGCAAAAGCTAGTGGTGTTTCGCCAAAAGTTTTTGGTAGTACAATAAAAATACTTCCATCAGATTTTATGACTAATGATGATGGTGGTTCAACAAAATTTGGTATAGGATTTAAAGAAGATGACAGTGCTTCTTTTGGTATGAAAATACCAAGCGCAAACACAGAACTTTTAGCTTTTGTTTCTATACCTGAAGGTATGAAAGCAACACATGTTGATATTTTTGATAATAGTCATAACAACGCTATAGAAGTTTTTGAAGCCAATGTAAATTCTAGAACAATTACTTCTAAAGGATCTGGTAATTGTAATACAACATTAGACATAACAGATGTTAATGCTACTGCTACAAACTATTTAATGGTTTTAGTAACAACAACGGCTACTAGTGATAGAACTTATGGGGGTACAATAACAATAGCAGCACAATAAATAAAATAAAATGATAAGTAAACATATAAGTTATAAAGAAGGTGTGTATAGCAACACTGCAACTAGAAGAGGTATAGACAATACACCTACAGATGATCAATTATACTTCATGGAAATAGTTGCTGAAGAAGTTTTTGAACCTTTGAGAGAATGGGTTGGTGGACCTATAAAAATAAATAGCTTTTACAGATGTCCAGAGCTTAATACAGCTATAGGTGGATCTGCTACTTCACAGCATTGCAAAGGCCAAGCTATGGATATAGATGATACGTTTGGTAAAGCTACAAACGCTGAAATGTATAATTTTATAAAAGAAAATTTAGATTTTGATCAAATGATATGGGAGTTTGGAGATGATGATAACCCAGCATGGGTGCATGTTAGTTATGTGTCACCAGAAAAAAATAGAAACAGATGCTTAAAAGCATATAAAGAAAATGGTAAAACTAAATATATGGTTATATAATGAAATTTGAAATAATAATTACAGAAGAAGATATTATTACAGATCTTAACATATAAAAAAAGGGAGCTAAAAAGCTCCCTTTCTTAATTTAAGAATATAATTAGAACTTAGCGTTTTTTTGATCTTGAACTTCAACTCTAACTTCTTGAGCTAATGCTTTTACAGTCTGCATAGCTTTTCTAACTCGCGTTCCTGCAGAGTTATTCCCCTCAACAAATTTTGTAACATCACTTTGTGAATCATTAATAATGTTTTGTAATTCATCGTATAAGGAATCTAATTTATTAAAACTCATATTTAATTTAATTTAATTTGGTTATTATATTTGATTACTCTTTAACAAAAAATCCTGCTACTAATAATAATACAACTAAACCAGTGAAACCACCAGTTCCAAAGTTGTTTATTAGTGCTGTAAGATTAGCTATAATATCCATACCCCAAACGTCTCCGCCTGTTAATACATACCATAGTATCGTTACTGGGATAATAGCCATCATAACTGACATTAATCCACCAAAAAATCCTGTTAAATAATTAGTTACTTTTTCCATTGTTTTTTACTTTTAAATTAATACTAGTTTAAAGTTTGTAAGATATTCCTAATCTAAACTCACCTTCTCTTTTACCTTCATCATTTTCTTTCATAGGCATTACATAATAGGGATCAACGTATAATTTTTTCCATACGTTAAAAGAATACCCAACGCCTAATTCTAACTTGTCTTTCATTTCAGCTTCAGAATCTTTTTTGTAATTATATATACAAGTAGCCCAAACGCCATTGTATACATCATAACGACCAAGTAATTCATAAGCATCTTCACCGTCCATAGTTGCAGCTACCATTAACTTTTCGTTAACTACGTAGCCAACACCTATTTTATCAGTAACATTCCAGGTTGAATCAGTGCCTTCATTAAAAGTTGTTAATCCTACAAATTGCGCTGACGCGATCATTGTAGAAAAAGCAAACAACATTGTTAAAAATAATTTGTTCATAATAATTGTTTTAGTTATAAGCCTGTTATTTCACAAGATCCACCAGCACAGGCTAATTCACCAGATAGATCAGTTTCGTCAGTAGTTTCTACAATATTAGATAAATTAATATAGTTTAAACTTTTGACTCTTTTGTTAAACTCTGCTTTTGTAATATCTTCAAACGGAGCTTGAGTATATGTACCACCATCATATGGTAATACTGATAAACCATTATAACACTCTCTGTTATCCCACATCCATTTACCAGCTTTATCCCAGTCTTCTGCTTTTAAACTAATTGTTGCGGACACATTGTGAGTGTTAGAGCCTTTTCTATGTCCAGGCTTTACCCATTCGGTAGCAACTTTTTTAACTCTTTTAAGTAAGTCAAAAGCAGATTCAGTTCTTAATATAGAACCTTTTGGTGCTGATTGTGGTATTTCAATAACAGCAGTATCATGTGGTCTAAAATATTCATCCTGTACTAAATCAGGATTATGTAATTTTAAATATTTATATATAGGTTCGTTTTTACCTACGCGTAGCCTACGTATATAATAATCATTGTGCCAAGCGTGTATACCAGAAGAAGTACCAAGTACAAGAGATGTTGTTCCAGCAGGTTTAACGCATGTTGTTCTTGCTGCTTTGTTTATTCCTATCAGCTTTGCTACTCTTGTGTTTTCTCTTTTTACTATACTTGCAGCGGCCGTCATATCCAGCTGGAGCACAGCGGCACTCCCGATCCCTGTCATTGACACACCTATAAGCGCGTCTTTCTCTGTTGTTTCTTGCCATATTTCTCTTAGATAGTGGAATTCCGT